CGTGTTTACGTGCCCCAGCTCTGTTACTAACCAATGTTTTATTGATTTGCCGTATTTCTTCCTGTGTCTTTCGAGGAAGCGTCTGACTGCAACTGTTGCTATTTCATTGTTCTGTATGTACTTATTGTTGCTTACTGTGAGTTTTTTGAGCTCTTTTAAACTTTCTTCGCTAAAGGTTAAGGTTACGAAAATAGCTTCTTTGTTTACCTTTATTTCCTCCATTAAACGTACTTGCCATTCCCTTTTTTTTTTGCGCATGCATTCGATGCACCGTCCACATGGCACGGGAATGTAGGCAATGCGTGGATCGGTTAATTCAGGTACATTTCCGTTGTTCTTCTTCGTAACCATAAACCTTTTATTTTTAACCAGTTTCGGATAGAGACACATAATTTAATTCTGTAATTCCATCTTAAACATATAATTTAAGTCTGTAATTCCATCTACGGTTCATCTTGACGTTTAGTTTAATAAATCTCACTGGCAGGGGGGGATGGGGGCGAAGCCCCATAAAACTGAAACGCAAGTTTCATCATTTGAAAGGAATAATAGTTTTCGCAATTGTGTTTACTGCGTCCTTTCCGATGTCTACCCACGTTTTCCAGTTGGTGTACTCTCCTGTGCTCCATTCTGTTGCGAGCTTCATTGCTGCCGCTTTTGCCGCTTCGCTGTCTGCGTTTTTGGTTGCGTTTAGGAGTTCCGTCCAGTAGCCTTTTTTCTTTTCTGTGTTCAATTCTGCGAGCGCTTCGAGGCTTTTTGCTTCGGCGAGTGCTTTTGCAATTGCGGCTGTTATCTCTTGGTTCCAATAACCTGTGCTTTGGAAAGCTGTGTATTCGTCGAGTACGTTGTTTCTGAACATTTGCATTTCGTTATTTGCTAGTTGTCCGCTGTTTTTGAGGTTTTCTCGGAGGTTTTGTAGCCATTTTTCGATGCCTTCTTGTCTTAAAAGTTCTTTTTCGAACGCCCTTAGTTCTTCTCTTGTCTGTGCTTCGCTTTCTGCTTTCTTTGCGTCTGCTTCTGCCTTTTTAGCGTCTGCTTCTAATTTTTTTACTTCTGCTCCCATTTTTTGCATTTGTAGGCCCATTCCCATTACTTGCATGTTTGCCATTTTTCTGCTTGCTTCGTCGCTTGCTTGGCTTGCTCCTGCACTTCCCGCTCCGCTGCTTACTGTTGTGCCTCCAGCTCCTGCGTGTCCGTACATCAGGGCTGGATTTAAGCCCGCCGCTTTCATTTGTTTAACCTGGTTTTCGTAACCTGTGTAATCGAACATTTCCTTGCTTATTCCCATCCCGTAGTCCGCTAATTCTTTGTTTGCCTGTATTTGCAAATCTGTTAGCTTTTCTTGCTGTTCAATTTGTTGTTTTCTTCGTTTATTTCCGAAGAGGGCTTCATCTACCCAATTCATTGCCTGTCCTACTACAGCACCTCCTGCGCTGTTCCATAAGTTTTGAATTATTCCCATTTTTTCGCTGCTTTTTTTTAAAAAGCGGTACACAAGATTCTCTTGATAATATAGAGCACATGCGTACCGCTTGCGTTTTTACAAAAAAATTACTCTGTTAATTTGTCGCTTGTGCTGGCTGCCGTTCCGGCACTTTCTGCTTCGCCTTCGCTTTCTGTTTTTAAAGCTTCGTCGCGTTTTGCGATTTTGCTTCTGTTTACTTTGTCCATTGCTTCTATAGCAATATCAAATCGATCCGTTCTAATGTCATAAGCTGGTAGTACTCCGTCTTTTCTGTCTGTATAGATGATCGGAGCGGCGTCGCTTATCGGTTCTTTGTTTTCTACGATTCTTCGGATTTTTTGTTCGATTTCTTCGCCTTCTACGCTTTCGTTAATTCGTAGCGTTGTGACTTGTTTGATTTTATGTTTTATCATACTTCTTTTTTTTTATAAGTTAGGGATTATTTTCGCGCTCATCTTTCTGCGTGCTGTTATGTCGCAGGCAATTTGTATCCAGAAATTTTGTGCGTCACGTTCTGTCTGTGCAAAGATGTAGTTGAATTTCTGTGGGTCGATGTAGGTAGTGAGGTCTGCGATCCTTCCGTTCATTTTGTTTATTTCGTATCTTCTGTTCAGTGTCATAAACATTTCGGAGTCTGGATCTGCGAAGTTACCGTAAGTTCGGTTGAAGTCCGTCATGTAGTTAATCCAGGCAGGCTGTTTTCCTGCGCTGAATGTAATGTTATTGCCGATTTCGTCGAAGTGCATTTCCCAAGCTGCCATTTCCCAAGTTGGTAAATCCTGAAATCCGATTTGATCGAGTGCGGGTTTGTGTAAGTCGTTTATGCTTGTGAGTTTCGTGTCCCAGTCGTTACCTTGTGAGTAATCTATTCGAGGTGTCAGGCTTACTATTCCGATAATGTAGCTTGGTTCGTCTACTTTGATAGTTATTTTGCCCCCTCGTTTTCTGTTACTTACTGTTCCACGTCCTGCGAGAGTTGCGAGCGGTTCGTTTTCTGTTCCTGCAAGGCTCACAACTTCTTGGAATATAACTTCTTTGCTCATTCCGCCCATGTAAACGGGTGTTTCTAATCTTTTGAAGCCTTCGTGTGAATACACAGCTTGCAACCAATCTTCGTAAGTTCCTCCGCTTACGGCGATACGGTTTAGCATGTTGTAAACCTTTTCGGCTAATATGAGTGTGTCGATGTTGAAGCTTCCCCCGCTTGTGTCCACCGCCGTAATTTCGTTTATTCCCGCGTTGCCTTCGATGTATTCTGTGCTTAGCCAATTGTTGAATATGTCCGAGTTGTATGTTTTCAATCCCAGTCCGTTCATGCTTGTTTCGTTGTAACTTCTTAGGTTTGTTACGTCAAAGTCTGTTAGTGCTTTGAATGGTGGTTTTTTGAAAGTGTTTATACTAAATGGCGTGCTTGTTGGTGTTTGTAGTATTTTTTCTCTTATTTCGTCGATGTTGTCCAGGTCGAACCATTCTACGATAGTTTTTTTGTTCTCTTTATCGGGATCGATTTTAAGCCTGCTTAAATCGATTTTTTTTCCGAAGTAGATTGCTTTTGGGTTTTTATATTCTACGGCTGTCTCGTCGTACGGTATGAACGTTTGGAATATTTCATTTATATGTGTATATATTCCGTCTACTGGTGCCATTAGTTCATCCTCTTCGGCTTCGTGTAGTAGGTTTACCCTTAGTCTGTTGTTTTCTGCTATTGTTACAATTCCGTAGTTTGGTGATCCATTCCAGAAAGTACCTTCTGTTTGATTCCAGCTTAGTCTTGTGATGTAAGCTCCGAAGCCTTCTTGTTTGTTTGCGTAATAATTTTTATATATGTCCCAGTACGCAAGAATTGGAACTCCGTTGTATTTTCTCACTGTTGCTCCGGCTTGTGAGTTTGGGTCTGCGTTGTAACCGTTACCTCTTATTCCTAAGTAAGCCAGTAGGCTGCTTTGTGAAATTTGTTGGTTTTCAATTGCTTGGTTACTGTTTGGGTCGATTGGTTTTGTTTCTATTTCAATGTTTGGTAGTTTTATTTTGTCCATGTCCAGTCCAATGCCTAACTTATTGTTGTGCAATGCTGCTTGGTATAGTCTGATTGGCGCCATGAATACGTCTAATTGTAATTTGAAGCTCCCGAATAATGGTCCGAGCGTCGGGTGTGTCTTTACATCTGCCTCCAGGTTGATGTCGAACGTGTCGCCGGGTAAAGCAACCTTTTTCATGAAAGGTACTAATGTACCCGGCGCCATCGTACTTCTCCATATATAGCCCAAGTCGTGCGTGCTCCTCTCATAGTTGCGCATCGCAACTTTCATTTTTTTGCCGCTTCCTAAGCGGTCACCGCCTAAAGTTTTTTCCATTTTTTTTTGTTTTTAGTTGTTAGTGTTTTCTTGTTCTTTTTCTCTTTTCTCGAAGTCTTTGATCATTTCCTGATAAATCGCTGTTGCTACGAGTAGTACTTGCCAATCTTTTTGACGTATCAGGTCTTTCGCTTTTTCTTTGCTTTCGATCCCCTCTTTAACGATGTAGTTTCCCATTGTGATGTTCCATAGTCCGTTTACTTTCATGATCGCAAAGGGTGTTTTTTCTACGAATTCGAAACTTGTGTCGTCCTCCGAATTGTTAGAATAGCTCGAGTTAGAATAGTTCGAGTTGTCCGCTGTGTTGGCACTC